GGCCGAGCGCGGCGGCCAGCTCGTTCAGGGTGTCGAGCGTCGCCGGCGAGCTGGCGACGAGGGCGGCGATGGCGGCGGCGACGTCGGCCGGCGAGGCGGCGTCAAGGGTGACGCGGGCGGCGGCGGCATCGTTGGCCGCGAGCAGGGTGCGTGCGAAGGCGGTGAGCGCGGTCAGCGCCGGTGCGTCGGGGCCGGTGAAGTAGAGCGTCTGGTCCGCCGCCGTCACCAGGGCGGAGAGCGCGGTGAGCATGTCGTCGAGCGGCTGCTTGCCGGCGCCCAGGCCGAGGACCTGGGACTTGAGCCAGTTGCTGCGGGCCAGCAGCTGCTTGGCCTGCAGGTTGTCGATGCCGTCGGCGCCGCCCAGCACGAGATCTTCCTGCTCGAGCTGGTAGATGCCCTGCACCCAGGCGTCGAGTTCATCGACGGCGGCGACGGTTTCGAGAAGGTTTGCCATGTTCTAGCTCCTGGTTAGATGCTGGTGTCCTGGTTAGATGCTGGTGATGACGAGGCCGCGCGTGTAACTGCCGTCGCGCACGTGCAGGCCGTTGCGCCGCAGCGCGGCCTGCGAGAAGTCGACCGAGAGCAGCACGACGCAATTGCGTTTCGTGGACTCGAGCAGCCGTTTGATCTGGAAGGCCTGGTCGATGGTGACCGGGCGCTTGAGGATGACGCGGAAGGTCGGCCAGCCAGGCAGCCCGAAGCGCCGGCGCAGGCCGTTGCGCGTCGCCTCGCCGTTGTGCCGCAGGCAGTCGGCGCGCTCGATGATGTCGGCGTCCGGCTGGCCGACGCTGGCCAGCGAGACGCGGATGGCGTGCGGGGTGCCCTTGCGCTTGTGGATCTCGCGCGCGGCGAGGATCACGGCGCGCTTTTTCTCGAGCGCCCAGCCGTGGTCCCATTCGTCGACCGAGAGCGCCCAGGCGAGGAAGGGCAGCACGGCCGGCGGGCAGGTGGCGGCGTTCCACAGGGTGGGGACGGTCTGTGCCGGGGTGAAGCGCCCGTTCGTCTGCGAGAGTGCGCGCTCGAGCGCGGTGGCGTTCTTCGGCAGCAGGGTTTCAGTCATGCTTCGACTCCTGCGATGGTGACGGTGATGCCGGTGCAGTAGGGTGCCTGGCCCAGGCCGCAGTCGATGTCGGCGGCCGGCGAGACGATGACAACCTTCTTCACGCCGGCGACGTGGGCGGCGGCGTCGATGGCCGATTTGATGATGTCGGCGTTCAGGCGGTGATGTTCCGCGGCGAAGGCTTCGAGGCGGTCATTCGCGGTCGCCAGCGCCACTTCGCCGGAGGCGCCGGGGAACAGGGTCAGCGCGATCTCCAGCGTGTAATCGATCACCGTCGCCGCGCTGACCAGAACCTCCTCGGACAGCGGGCGGATGGTCTCGTCGTTGAGCGCGGCCTCGACGGTGTCGATCAGGGCCGGGTCCGGCACGCCGTTACCGGTGCGCGAGAGGATGAACACCTCGGTGGTGCCACCGTAGGGCGTCGACGGCTTCGCGCTTTTGACCTGGCCGTCGGCCGAGAGGGCGTGGAACTCGAAGGCGTCGCGCGGGCCGGCGACGGAATAGCTCTCCGGCTTGAGCGAGAGCCGGTAGCGGTAGTCGTCGTCGCTCTCCCACACGGCCGCCACCGGCGGCGTGGCGTCGAGGTCCTCCGGCGTGACGAGCAGGCGCGCCTCGTCATAGTAGGTGGCGCCGATGTGGTCGAGGTCGGCGCCGGTGGCGAAGGCCAGCAGCAGGGCGCGCGCCTCGTCGTTGTAGCGGGCACGCAGCAGCGTTTCGCGGTAGGCGATCTCCTCGAGCAGCTTGACGACAGGCTCCGACTCGAGATCGATGAGGGCGGCGGCGGCCGGGTGGCGCGTTACAAAGTCCGCCTTGATCTCGGCGAGGATGGCCTCGAAGGCCAGCTCCTCGATGACCTTGGGCGGCGGCAGCAGGGAGAGGTCGACGCCGTTCATCGCATCCTCACAGCCTCACGGCCAGGCTGACGGCCTGGTTGCTGCGCGGCCCGTCGCGCCGCACGGCGTCCATGTCGACGACGGCGGTGCCGTCGGCGTCGACGGTGAAGGTGGCCTTGGTGACGCGCACGCGCGGCTCCCAGCGGATGATGGCCATCACGGTGGCGGCCATCAGGCGCAGGCGGTTGGCGGGGTTGGCCGGCTGGTCGATCAGCTCGGGCAGCAGCGAGCCGTAGTCGCGGCGCATGACGCGGCTGCCGATGCGCGTGGTCAGGATGTCGCGGATGCTCTGGCGGATGTGGTCCATGTCGCCCAGGGAGCGGCCGGTGGCGGCGTTCATGCCGGTGGCGTTCACCATCCGCTGCCTCCGCTCGGGACGGGGTCGCCGGCGTCCGGGCCCACATGGTGGTGGGTGTGCAGCACGACGCCGTTGCTGCGCAGGATGCCCTGCTCGTGCAGCAGGTCGCCGAGGATGGTGACGGCGTGGCCGTAGTCGCCGGCCTCGCCCATCATGCCGTTGTGGTAGGTGATCAGTCCGTCGACCTCGAGCTGGCCGGTGAGGTGCGTATACGGCGTGTCGAGCGTGACGGAGGCGGCGGCCTCGATGCGGGCGGTCTGGATGCCGGTGGCGGTGAGCGCGCCGCTGGCGTGGTTGTAGGCGATGCGGGCGCCGTCCGGGTAGTCGATGACGTGATCGTCCGGGCTCTGGCTCGGCGCCGCGCGGGCTGTGCTGTAGATGCCTGTCAGGACGATGCCGCCGGCGGGTTCGCCGCTGGGCGACAGGACGGTGACCTGTTCGCCGACGGTCGGCGGATCCCAGGTGCGCGTGTTGCCGGCGCGCGCCGGGACGAAGGGCAGCCAGTCGGTGAGCAGGCCGCCCGACGTGACGCGGCAGAGCGCGTTGGGGTGGTCCACCTCGGCGACGGTGCCGAGGCGGATCAGGTTTTCCAGGCGGCGCGAGAGTTCGACCAGGTCCATGGGGGTCAATATGCCTCGCGCGGGCGCGGGTTCCGGTGGCGTGGCGTTGTGCGCGGCATCGCTACATCACCGGGCGAGGTGGGCGAGGACGGCGTCCTCGACGGCGGCGATCTCGGGATCCGTCAGGCCGAGCAGTTGCCGCGCCGTGTAGTCGACTTCCGGCCCGCCGCGGCGGTTGACGCGGTCGCGCAGGCCGTGGTGATGCACCTGGACCATGTGCTGCACCTGGGCGGCGAAGGTGACGACGGCGGCATCCGGCGAGGCCTCGGCCTTCATCCAGCGCGCGGTGCGCAACTTGGAGAACATGGCGCGCCGGCGCAGGCTGCCAGGCTTCCTGCGCAGCCGCGGCTTGCGCGGTGCGTAGGGGCTGCCGTCCGGATTGAGCTGGTCGCCGATGCGCCGGGACTGACTTTCGCGCAGTCGCTTCGCCAGTTCGCGGGAGAGCTTGCGCCGCTCGGCAGGCGCCAGGCGCGCCAGCAGGCCGGAGGCGAAGCTCTCCAGCGGCGCCAGTTCGTTCACTGGACCACCTCCACGCCGTTGGCTTCCATCGACCAGCCGGTCGGGCCGCCGAGATCCGGCAGGGCCGGCTCGTCGCAGTGGGTGGCGGTGTAGATGCCGCCGGCCAACGTCACCACGACGCGCTCGGAAAGCTCCAGGGTGACCATGATGTCGGACGTCTCGTTGTCGAGGATCTCGGCCTCAAAGCGGACGGCGCTGTCCTGCTTCTCCGAATGCTGCAGGAGGTCCGGCTGGTTGACCTGCAGCCAGGCGAGCAGCGGGATCATCAGCGTGTCGGCGTGGTCGACGAAGTCGGTGAACAGTAGCTGCAGCTCGTATCGGTACTCGAAGCCGAGGGTGCCGGTGAGACGGCTGGCGATGCGCCCCTTCTCGATGAAGACGCGCAGCTTGTCCGGGTGCTTCGCCAGGTGCGGCACCTTCTCAGCCAGCCAGGCACGCAGTTCAGTCGGCTTCTTCACTGGGTGACGGCCTGCTGGTCGCGGATCCACGCCTGGCAGCCGAGGAGCTGCTCGCGCCAGAGGAGTGCGGTGGCGTAGTTGTGGACAACCGTGGCGCCGACGGCAGAGAGCGCAACGCTTCCGGCGGCTCCATCACTGAGGGCGGGGGGGCCGGGAATTTCACCAGCGGCTGCGGCGTTATGCAGCCGGACAAAACCGCGATTGACAGTGCAAGCAGCATCAGCTTCAGGGGTGACATAGACGGGAACCTCCTTGACGATGGTTTCTCCGGCCTCGCGGACGATGCGGATGCGCTCGCGCACGCGCACCTCGACGCGGGTGGTGACGGCGCCCTGGGCGGCGGCGATCTTCACCGCCGCCACGGCCTGGGCGCCCTGATAGTCGATCAGCTTCTGCGTGCCGTGTTCGTTGCCCTTGACCCAGCCGAAGGCGACGAGGGCGAGCGCGACGAGCAAGATGCCGAGCGCACGCATCGGCAGCGACGGCAGCGGCAGGGCCTTGGTCAGCAGCCCCTTGGTCAGCAGCCCCAGCATCAGGGTTGCCCCCCACGCTCGCAGAGGCGGCTCGCTGCCCCCCCGAGGGGGGCGCGATGCGCTTGGGGCGGCCCGGCGCGCATCAGGCTTGCTCCTCGACGGCGGCGCCGGCGCCGCTGTAGCGCGCATACGCGCGCGCCAGGCGCTGGTCGTAGAGGTTCTCCCGGTAGGCCGGGCCGTTGTAGAGCTTGGCGAACTCGGCCCATTTGCGGCTCTTCAGCGCCTTGTGCAGGGCGGGGTCGGCGGCGACGAAGCGGACGAAGGCATCGAGGTGGGCGGCTTCGCCGCCGCGCATCGCCTCGACGAAGGCCTCCACGCTGTCGTAGCCGCAGGTCTGCCAGCGGAAGCCCATGATCTGGTACTGCCCCCAGCTCGCGGACTGGAGAGCGCAGGCGCGGTCGATGCCGCTGGCGGTGGCCAGGCGGGCGTGCTCGGCGACGCCGCCGGCGTAGCCGCCGCGCTTCGGGTACACGATGTTTGGAAAGCTGGCGGCGAGCGCGTCGGCGTCCTGCCCGGCCTCGTCGAGCAGGCGGTGCATGACGTGGCGTTCGAACAGGATCACGGGACGGCCGTCGGGCAGGAAGCCGCGGCCGAGGCTCTCGACCTCGTTGACGGCCATGATCGCGGCGACGGCGACACCGAGATCTTCCGCGGCGCGGTCGATGTCGGCCTGGCCGAGCAGGCGGGACGGGCGGAGGCCCAGGCGCAGGGTGTCCAGCGTCTTCGGGCCGGCGACGCCGTCGGCGACCAGGCCGCTCGCCCGCTGGAAGGCGAGGACGGCCGCTTCGGTCGCCTCGCCGAACCATCCGTCTTTCTCGACGGCAAAGCCGGCGGCGCAGAGCTGCTGCTGCAGCTCGCGCACGGCGGCGCCGGTGTCACCCTTGCGCATGGTGTGCTCCTTTGTCGATGGTGGGCGGTGTGCGCGTCAGGATGCGCATGCGGCGCTCGCAGACCAGCAGCGCGGCGATGCCGCCGGCAAGCATGAGGGCATGCCACTCCGGCACGGCGCCGGCGGCGATGGTGAAGATCCCGGCGACGGCGCCGCCGATGAGCAGCACGAAGGCGAGGCGGACCAGGCGCGGCGTGTCGCGCCCCATGCGGTTGATGGCCCGCTCGGCGCGGACAAAAATGACCGCGCAGAGGGCGAGCCCGAGCAGCTGCGCCAGGAAGGCGAGGGCGTTCATCGGCCTGCCTCCGCGCGGCGCGCCAGGCGCAGCAGGATGCGGCCGAAGCCGCTGATGCCGAGGAAGCCGATGCAGAAGGCCACCGGGAACTGCATCGCCTCGCGCGTGATGTCGGCCGGCCACCAGGGCAGCAGCCTGGCGGCGGCGGAGGCGGTGACGGCGGCGGCCACCGGGGCCAGGTAGCCGGCGATCATCGCGGAGCCGATCATGGAGACGCCGCGGCCGAGCAGGCCGGACGGCGGCTGGTAGGAGAGCGCCCACATGCCGCCGAAGAAGCCGGCCAGCAGCATCGGCGGCTGCAGGCCGGTGGCGATGCCGAACAGGGTGATGCCGGCGACACTGACGGCGATCAAGGCGGTGCTGGTGGTCGGCTCGGCCATGGTCAGTGGCGCCCGGCCGTCCGAAGCCACTGACGCACCCCCTTGGGGGGCAGCGAGCGAAGCGAGCGTGGGGGTCGTTTCATGTCAGTCCCAGAGTTGAATCAGGTCGTTCGTGCGCGGCGCCGAGGCGTCGGCATCGGGCAGCTCGACGGCGGTGCCGACCGGCAGGATCGGGCCGAGTGCAGACAGGCCGGGGTTTGCCTCAAGCACCTGCTCGGTGACGCCGCCGGTGCGGCCGAGGTGGCGGTGGCAGAGGAGATCGACCGTGTCGCCTTGCTGCGCCGTCACCCGCATCAGGGTTGCCCCCCACGCTCGCAGAGACGGATCGCTGCCCCCCCGAGGGGGGCGCGATGCGCTTGGGGCGGCCCGGCGCGCATCAGATCAACTCCACGGTGGTGCGGCGCACGCCGAGGATGTCGGCGATGGCCCAGCGGGCGTCGCGGCGCAGATCGTCGATCGTGCCGTCCAGGGCGCCGGCCTTGCGCTCGCCCTTGCCGGTGGCGTCGAAGTCGGGATGGCGCTCCGTCAGGCCGGCCTTGGCCAGGCAGCCGACGGCGCGCAGGTAGCGGTGCACGTTGATCGACGCGGCGTTGATCTCCGCCGCAGGAATCTCGGCGAGGGTGTCGTAGCCGGCGGCCTGCTGCGTCTCGCGCCAGGCCGCAAGCTCGCCGTTCACCGAGGCGATGGCTTCGATCAGCTCGGCGTTCAGGCGCTCGGCGGTGACAGTGCCGTCGATGCGCTGGGCGGCGCGGATCGCGGCCGGGTCGACCTCGGGCCAGAAGGGGCCCGGGTTGATCGGCGGTTCGACTTCCGGCGTGGCCGGTGTGGTGACGACGAAGCTCATGGTCCTCTGCGGTCAGTCGGGCGGTGGTCGGTGGCGGCACCGGGAAAGGAGAGAACCTGGTGCGCCACCGAGCCGCCCCGTGCGGGGTCCGCCCGGTGTCAGCCGTTGCCCGTCTGGGCCCCGGCGGAGTTCTTGATCTCGCGCTCGATGCGCTCGATGTCCTTCTTGACGCCGACCTTGTCGTGCAGGGCCAGGGCGCGCTTGAGGTGTCCGAGTGCCTCGGCCTTGTCCCCGCACTTGTCGAGGCCGAGGCCGATGGCCTTGTGCAGCTTGGCGCGCACCTCGTCGGGCATATCCTGCCCTTCCGTGATGGCGGCGGCCTCCTCGAGGGCGTCCGTGGTGGCGGCGTCGATGCCGTCCTTCAGGCGCAGGGCGTAGTCGGCCAGCTCTTCGGCGATCAGGCAGGCGGTGGTGCGCTTGTACTGGTCGGGCATCGCCAGGCCGTGCGCGATGGCGTAGGCGCCGATCGTCAGGGCCTGCTGCAGGTCGCCGACGTCGACGCTCCAGACCATGACGGTCATGAGCACGTCGTCCTGGACGCCGTGTGCGCCCTCGAGCGCGCCCTGCACCCAGGGCGCGTACTCGGGCAGCAGCTCGCGCTTGATCTCGGCGCGCCGCTCGATCGACTGCACATCGTGCAGGCGGCGCTTGTCCTCGGCCAGCTTGACGAGCATCAGCTCGTAGGCGGAGGCGTCGGCGCGGACGGCGGGCGCGACGGCCTGGTCGCGCTGGGCGGCGAGGGTTTTTTCGTAGTGCTTTCGGGCTGGGCTGTTGCGTGGCATGGGCTCTCCTGGATCGTGGTGGCGGGCGCCCGGACCGGCCGGGCGCGTCATGGCTTGGCTCAGGCCCAGCCGCCCAGGCCGTCCGGGAACTTGATGTTCACGGCCGCGCAGGCGGCGCCGTAGTCCTCGATCTCGTAGGCCTCGTTCACCGACTGGTACAGCTCGTACTGGTCGCGCTTCGGGTTGTCGATGAAGGTGTGGCGCCGGGTGCCGTTCTGCCAGTAGATCGACAGGTTCGAGCCGCCCTGCGGGCCCAGCTTGGTGATGAAGATGCTGCGCCCCGGGTAGAACGGGATCTCGGCCGGGCGCAGGCCGCCGAGCTTCTTGGCGGAGAGCATCATGTCGAGGGCGAGCACTTCCGTCGGCGTGGCGCCGTGCGAGGCGATCATCGGGAAGTACTTCTCGTCGAGCAGGTCGGACGAGACGCAGGCGATGAAGGTGTTGTCGCGCGCGTACCAGGGCTGCAGCAGGCTGGAGCGCATGTCATGGACCAGCTCGTCGAGGTTCGCGTAGTCGCCGTTTGCGCCGACGCGGATCTCGCCGGCGGTGCCGCCTTCCGTCATGTAGCGGGCGGCGGCGTTGGTCTGCAGCTTCTTGAGCCAGCCGATATTGACGTCCTGCAGCAGGGGGTTGGCGACGCGGTTGGTGGCGGCGGCCGCGCTGGTGCCGTTCCAGCCGATCATCAGGCGGTCGCGCCCGATCTGCTCGGCGACGCCCTTGCTGATGCGCACCTGGAAGTCGGGGAACTTGGCCCACTGATCGAGCTTGGCGTAGCGCAGCGCCGTGTCGAAGTTTGTCTGCTTGCAGGCGTACTGGATGTTGTCGAGCCCGGAAGGATCGGTCGGCGTGCGATCGGCGGCGGTGGTGTCGGTGCGACCGGCGATGGTGGTGCCGATCGAAAGTCCGATGCGCTCGCCGGTCTGCTGGTCGACGCCGTAGGAGTTCACCGAGCCGAGGAAGGCGGAGCTTTCCTGGATCGCCGACTCCAGCTTCTGCTGGATGCTCGGATCGACCGCGAATTGCTCGGTGGCGCGCTCCACGCCGTTGAGCCTGGCGACGTGATCGAGGTAGGCGTTAAAGGTTTTGCGGCCTGCGTTCGAAAGCATGGTGATCTCCGTGTTGTCTGGGTGGGTTGTTCGGGGTCGGCGGGGTCAGAACTCGGCGAGCTGCTTGCCGTTGCCGCCGGTGGCGGGCGGGCGCTTCTCGCCGGCCGGCGCCGCATCGAGCTCGGTCCTGAAGGCGGCGAGGTCGGCGGCGGTTTTTTCGGCGGCGGCCTGCGCGGCCTTCGCGCTGTCGGCCAGGGCGGCGAACTTGTCCATCAGGTCGCGCTGGCTGGCGGCGATGGCCTCGATCGCCTTGCCGGCGTCGGAGAAGCGATCCTCGTCCTTCTTGTCCTTGCCGGTGAGGTAGCCCATCACCTTGGCGAACAGCGACTGGCCGGTGGTCTCCCTGACGTCCTCGAACTCGATGACGACGCCGTCGCCGCCGAAGGAATAGACGTTGTCCTTGCCGGCCGAGAAGCGCATCGGCTCGGTGCCGAGGCTGGCCGGCGAGTCGGTGAAGGCCAGGCCGGTGAGGTAGGTGATGCCCTTGTTCGCGAAGTTCGGCGAAATTTCCATCGATGAGAACATCTTCTTGCCGACCGCCTGCATGGCGGCGACGGCTTCGTCGACTTCGACGATGGCGGTGAGCTGCAGCTTCTTCTCGCCGAGGATCTCGGCTTCCTGCGTACCGAGGGCCAGCACGCGACCCTGGGCGCTGAACATGCCGTCGGGGGCCAGCGAGAGCAGGTGCTCGATGTTGGCGACGGCGGTGTAGACCTTCGGGTCGTAGTGCTTGGCCATCTGCGTCAGCCAGTCGCGCTGGATGTTGCGCCCGTCGATGGTCGGGCCCTCGGTGGCGATGGCGAACGGCTTGGAGATTTTCTTCGGCATGCTCAGCCCCTCATGTGTGTGGGTGTTGAAATCGACAAGCGCATGGTCGGGGAGGCGCGCGCGGTGAGGCAATGCGCTGCGGTTGGCTGCGCGCGCGATACAACGTGGGCCGGCTTGGCGCGCGCGAACAGGCGGTTAGCCTCGGCGCATGGATATGCACGTGGACATGGACCCGCGCCGGCGCGCCAGAAGCCTCTACTGGCAAGGGTGGCGCATTGCGCGAATCAGCGAAGAGTTGAGCGTGAAGGCCGCCACTCTGCACTCCTGGAAGCGGCGTGACAAGTGGGACGACACGGCGCCCGTCGATCGCGTCGAGGCCTCCATCGAGGCGCGCCTGATCCGGTTGGTGCTCAAGGAGCCGAAGGAGGGCTGTGACTACAAGGAGATCGATCTCCTCGGCCGCCAGATCGAGCGCCTGGCGCGGGTGCGCAAGTTTTCCGCCGGCGGCAACGAGGCGGACCTGAATCCGAAGGTGGCGAACCGCAACAAGGGCACGAAGAAGCCGCCCGCGCGCAACGCCATCGACGAGGAGCAGCAGGCGAAGCTGGTGGAGGCCTTCCTCGAGGATCTCTTCCCCTACCAGAAGAACTGGTACCGGTCGGGCCTGGTGGAGCGGATCCGCAACCTGCTCAAGAGCCGGCAGATCGGCGCGACCTGGTATTTCGCCCGTGAGGGGCTGATCGACGCGCTGGAGACGGGGCGCAACCAGATATTCCTGTCGGCCTCGAAGGCGCAGGCCCACGTCTTCAAGGGCTACATCAAGCAGTTCGTCCGCGACGTCATCGATGTCGACCTGCAGGGCGATCCGATCGTGCTACCGAACGGCGCCGTGCTTTACTTCCTCGGTACCAACGTGCGCACGGCGCAGAGCTATCACGGCAACCTGTACATGGACGAGTATTTCTGGATCCCGAAGTTCCAGGAATTCCGCAAGGTGGCCAGCGGCATGGCCATGCACAAGCACTGGCGCCTGACCTACTTTTCGACGCCGTCGGCGCTCTCGCACGAGGCCTACCCGTTCTGGTCCGGCGAGATGTTCAACAAGGGCAGGGCGGCGGCCGAGAAGATCAATCTCGACGTCTCGCATGCCGCGCTGAAGGATGGGCGGCATTGCGAGGACGGCCAGTGGCGCCAGATCGTCACGGTGCTCGACGCGGTGGCCGGCGGCTGCGACCTCTTCGACATCGAGCAGCTGCGGCTCGACTACAGCCCGGAGGAGTTCCTCAATCTGCTGATGTGCCAGTTCATCGACGACGGGCAGAGCGTGTTCCCGCTGGCGATGATGCAGCGCTGCATGGTGGATTCCTGGGTGGTGTGGGACGACTTCAAGCCCATGGCGCCACGGCCGCTCGGCTGGCGCGAGGTGTGGATCGGCTACGACCCTTCGCACACGGGCGACTCGGCGGCGCTGGTGGTGCTGGCGCCGCCGCTGGTGGCCGGCGGCAAGTTCCGCGTGCTCGACCGGGTCCAGTTCAAGGGCCTCGACTTCGCCGAACAGGCGGAGCGGATCCGCAAGGTCTGCGAGTGCTACAACGTCACCTACATCGGCATCGACGTCACCGGCATCGGCCAGGGCGTGTACCAGCTGGTGCGGCAGTTCTTCCCGGGTGCGCAGGCCTTCCAGTACAGCCCGGAAGTCAAGACGCGCCTGGTGCTGAAGGCGCTTGATGTGATTCGCAAGGGTCGGCTGGAATTCGACGCCGGCGCGACGGATCTTGCCGCCGCCTTCATGGCCATCAAGAAAACCACCACCGCCAGCGGCCGCCAGGTCACCTTCGAGGCCGGGCGCGCCAAGGACATCAGCCACGCCGATCTCGCCTGGGCCTGCATGCACGCCCTGGCGAACGAGCCCCTCGAGGGACAAACCGCCCGCAACACGGGCTTCATGGAGATATCGGGATGAACGACGAAAACGCGCAGGAACCCAGTCAAGCCAGGGCGGAACTATTCACCTTCGGCGATCCGGAGGCGGTGCTCGACAGCCGCGAGATCCTCGACTACCTCGAGTCGCCGCTCGGTTTCGGCGGCAAGTGGTACGAGCCGCCGATCTCGTTCGAGGGCCTGGCCAGGTCGGCGCGCGCCTCGGTGCATCACGCCAGCGCCATCAAGGTCAAACGCAACGTGCTGGAGGGTACCTTCATTCCGCACAAGCTGCTCTCGCGCACGGCCTTCTCGCGCCTGGTGTTCGACTTCCTGGTGTTCGGCAACGGCTACCTGGAGCGCCGCCGCGCGCGCTCAGGCAAGCCGCTCGAGCTGGCGCCGGCGCTGGCGCGCTACGTGCGCCGCGGCGCCGACCTTGAAAGCTACTGGTGGGTGCCGGGCTGGAAGCAGGAAAAGTCGCTGCCGAAGGGCGAGGTGTTCCATCTGCTCGAGCCCGACATCAACCAGGAGGTCTACGGCATGCCCGACTACATCCCGGCGCTGCACTCGGCCTGGCTCAACGAATCCGCGACGCTGTTCCGGCGCAAGTACTACAAGAACGGCAGCCACGCCGGCTTCATCCTCTACATGACCGACGCGGCCCAGCAGCAGCAGGACATCGACGACCTGCGCCAGGCGCTGAAAAGCGCCAAGGGGCCCGGCAATTTCCGCAACCTCTTCATGTACGCGCCGGGCGGCAAGAAGGACGGCATCCAGCTGATCCCGGTGTCGGAAGTCGCAGCCAAGGACGAGTTCCTCAACATCAAGAACGTCACGCGCGACGATCAGCTCGCCGCCCACCGCGTGCCGCCGCAGCTGATGGGCATCGTGCCGACCAACACCAGCGGGTTCGGAGACGCCGAGAAGGCCGCCAGAGTCTTCGCGGCCAACGAGATCGAGCCCCTGCAGGCGCGCTTCTGCGAGCTCAACGAATGGATGGGCGAGGAGATCGTCCGCTTCAAGGACTACACGCTGGCCATGCCGGCGCCGCAGGAGCGTCCGCTGAAGTAAAGAAAACGGTGCGACCGCGCAGGGTGTTGGAGCACCCGGCGCGGCCACCTCCCGCAGGGTGAGCTGCGTTCGGCCGAGGCACCGCCACCGTCGCGACGGCGGGCCGAAGGCTACCATGAACGGAGCATCGTGTTACACATGAGAGCAAGCCCACTCGTCCCCTGGATCGGCGGCAAGAGCCGTCTCGCCAAGCGCATCCTGTCCCTGTTCCCCGAGCACTCCTGCTACGTCGAGGCCTTCGCCGGCGGCGCCGCCCTCTACTTCCGCAAGGAGCCCGTCGAAGCGGAGATCCTCAACGACATCAACGGCGACCTGGTCAATCTCTACCGCGTCGTGCAGCACCACCTGGAGGAGTTTGTCCGCCAGTTCAAGTGGTCGCTGGTGAGCCGCCAGATGTACGGCTGGCTCAACACCACCCGGCCGGAGATTCTGACGGACGTCCAGCGCGCCGCGCGCTTCTACTATCTGCAGAAGGCCGGCTTCGGCGGCAAGGTCGAGGGCCGCACCTTCGGCACAGCCACCACATCGCCGCCGAAGCTCAACCTCCTGCGCATCGAGGAGGAGCTGTCCCTGGCCCACCTGCGCCTGGCGCGGACCACCATCGAGCACCTGCCCTGGGCGGACTGCATCCGCCGCTATGATCGGCCGCACACCCTGTTCTACTGCGACCCGCCCTACTACGGCACGGAGGGCTACGGCGTCGGCTTCGGCCTCGAGCAGTACGACGCCATGGCCGAGCTGGCGCGCACCGTCCAGGGCAAGATGATCATCAGCGTGAACGACATCCCCCAGATGCGCCGCGCCTTCAAGGGTCTGTCGATCGACACCGCCGAGATCCGCTACTCGGTCGGCGGCCCCGGTCGCGCCGCCAAGACCGGCGAGCTCATCGTCCGCAACTTCCCCTGACCGCCTCCCGTCTCCTCCCTTGCCGCCCCCGGGTGGCATTTTTTTGCCCATCCCGCCTGGAAGAGGGGCCACCCCCACCCCCAGCGCGCGGTCGGGACCCCGCCCCGCCTGCCCGCTTTATAGGCCTCGAAGTGTGCAGGTGCACGGAAGTCCTTAGACGGCGCCAGATCTAGCCGATTGAGCGGCCTGGCACCTCCTGAATGACATGCGAAACCGTGCGGCATGGGTATGCAGGGTGGTCATGATGCTGGCCACGCTGCCATCACCACCTGATTTCAGTTTGAGCTTCGGAAAAAGGTAATTTCGGTAACCAGCCTTTGAAATGCTGCGTAACTAATTGATTTTCAAGCGTGCGTGTGGTTACCTTTGGAAGGTAATTTGAGGTAATCAAAAAGGTAATATTTACGCAACTCGCTGTTCTATATGATTTTTATATTTCAAGAAAATCACCTCTCAGAATGGTAACTATGTTACTTAAATATTACCTATAAATTACCATTATTCATTTGTCGTAAAGCTAGGAATGACGCGGCTTCCAGCGTTGTATTCGTGAAAAGTTACCAATGTTACCTTTTTCCGATGGCCCCACTTTTTTGAATCTCGCGCACACATGGCGCAGGCGCATGCGCGCGTGTATAGTTCGCGCTGGATCTGGAGCGCCCTGGTTGGGCACCGGGTCCTAGTGGTAAGAGGTGAGGGTGGGGCGGTCGCCCCGAGGTGCTACCTGAGCCTGATGCGGTGGTGCTCTGTAATCGAAATCGAGTCCCCGCAACCATCCCTTCGCATTTCCCGTGAATTGACTATCTCCGATCATTGACCGGTGCTTTGCAATTTCGCGGCGCTTTACGAGGGGGAGGTAAAGGGGTTTACATCGGCTCGGTAGTCCCCTATAATTCCGCTTCTCTGCTAATGCAGAGCCGGCCTCGGGTCGGATGTTCTTTAACAACCTAAACAGCCGATAGGTGTGGGTGCTTGGTTGGTTGGGCGCTGGGGTTTAGGCCTTGGCGGATCGATTTGATTGAGTGCTCATAC